AGAAGGGATTAAATATTTAAATCAGAAGAGCAAAAAGCCTACGCAAAAAGAATTAGGTGTTACCTATATTGAAAGGGACGAAGACGCACAGCCTGAAGAAGATCCTGATGCTGATGCCTTATACAAATCATTTAAAAATGCTGGTTTTGGTGGATCCCAGGAAGAATTTTATGAGACGTTCATGCCAGATATGGATCGAACTGATATTGACATGATCACACAAGGCTTAGAAGGGCTTTCATTTAAAGGAACTGACATGAGTGACCCATTCACTGCCTTAGGCTCTATCCAAGGATTCTTGGGAGATGGAGACAGTGATCTATTTGGATCACCAACAGACGACAAAGATAAAGAGGAAGACAACGAACCTAAATACTTTGATTTGTTTAGTGATGAAAAAGAAGATGATGACTATGCAAGCGATACAGGGAGAGACTTGATCACAGATTTTACAAGCTTCTTTAAGTAAAATAGAAAAAGGTATCTTAGTCAGATGTCAGATAAGCCCAAGAAAGCAGCTAAAGCAGCAAAGCTGCATAAAGACAAGATGGCTTGCAATAAACCACGAGCAACACCTGGCCACAAAACTAAATCACATGTCGTAAAAGCTTGTGAAAACGGAAAAGAAAAGATCGTCCGATTCGGTCAACAGGGCGTAAAGGGTGCCGGAAAAAATCCCCAGACAGATAAAGAGAAAGCACGTAAGAAGTCATACTATGCACGCCACAACGCACAAGATAGCAAGCCAAGCAAGATGAGTGCTAGGTACTGGAGCCATAAAGTCAAATGGTGACTAATGACTCATGTAGATATTAAAGTCTCAGTAGAAGGGGTTCGTACTCTTTACCAAGCAGTTAATGATGCACTGGAGTACTGGCCTGGGTCACCAGCTAGACCAGCAGAAGAGCAAGAGAATTATAAACAAATGAAATTGTTTTTGTTTAGTATAGTTTGTGAAGCTAATTATGACTTATGAATACCGCTGGCTCTTATGTTCAGGCAAAGCCTAAGAAAACACGTCAAGGTCAAGGCAAGCATTCAAAGCCTTCTCATCGCCGTAAACAGTTACGAGGGCAAGGAAAGTAATATATAGTTAAAGGGATTCTCTTTCAGTGTTCAATGTACCCCTATAAGACTGCGTTGAACATCATTAAAACCTTTGAGGGCTTTAATGAAAAAGCATACCCAGACCCAGGGTCTGGAGGAGAACCCTACACGATTGGCCATGGAACACAGTTCTACCCTGATGGCACTGCCGTTAAGCAGGGGCACATGTGTACCAAGAAGAAAGCTCTTGAGTATGTCCTCAAAGATATCAATCTCATTGCGCATGAAATCAAAGTATTAAATCTCGGACTTTACCCTTCTGCCTTGGAAGCATTGATTTCTTTCGTCCACTCCATTGGATGGGAAGCTTTTTTATACAGTGAGATCATCGACCAATTGGACCGCAACGATTACAAAGCAGTAACTGAATCCATCAACCAATGGGTTTTCGATAAAGACCACCAGGTGATAGGAGGCTTATTGGATCGTCGGAGGCAAGAAGTCAGGCTGTTTCTTCAGGATATAGAGATCAACGCGTGGCCTTCAGACATGGTTTTGCTAAAGGCTTTTAGGAATTATTCCGCAGCACCTCATCAGGTGCGTGCTATCCGAGAATTAGAAAGCGCAGTCAGCCCTTACGTTCTAAGTGAATTCGCAAATGCTTTCTGTGTGACAGATACAATAGCCGAAATGGAAGACGAAGAGCTAAGGGACATCTTTAGTTCTTGGAGTTAGAATTATTCCAACAAGGTCTAAAGTATGGAAGATTTCACATCGTTGAAAGAGATGGATCTGCCTTTACACTTACAGCTTTCTATGCGTAAAGCCGAATTGGCAGCGCAAGAGATGACATGGGACCAGCTGCAAATTGCTCTTTTAAACCTGTATCACCAACGAATGCTTGAGCTACAAGCAATCAAGGACATGCTCCAGGCTGAAGACGTTGAAATTGAATTTGATATCCCTACAGATCTAGAGCTTACTCAGCTTGCTATCAGCATGATGAGCCGAGAGATGGACGAGGAAGAAGACGATGAACAACCGATTTTTGGTTGACGGGTCATGCTTAGGGCCACCCAGTAGGAGCTACAATTCCTGGGTGCAAAAAGTTTTGTCCACATCGACGACGAAGATTATTTAAAACTTTTCTTTTATCTTCTGCCTTAAGGACAGGAGTATGGATTATCTCCCAAGCAACCTCCGCACAAAGCTTTGCAGGCAATGGCGGAGGAGCATAGTACGCACCTACCATACGCCAGGAATCAATTGACCTGTGGCCGCATACGCGCCGATAGCAGCAATGATTCCAAGCATTGCGAACCTACCGTTTAAACGTTCTGCTTTTGTGTTGTGGTCTTCGGTCACTTCAATTACCTCCATTGTTGGTTCTTTAGCAAAGACATTTGTTTGTCCATGCTCGTTAGTTGTTACCGTCATAGGTTTTTATGATCTTGTTTATTCTATATCTACAAGTCGTGTGAGATACCATTGAGCTTTTTCCAATGACTCAATGCCCCCTTTATATTTTTCTCTCCACAAATATTTGGCAACATTGCCTTTTAAGTAACCTCTATACTCTTCTGGCGTTAGCTGCGCTTCAATTGCTTCAATACATTCAATACCACCTCCTGCAATGTAATGAGATGGATGGTTGACTACATCTTGTTTTATGTCATCTCCACTGGTATCCGTTGCCCAAGGGACAGGACAAACACCCCCTGGACAATCAGAAAACTCCATGATCACATCGCTAGATTCTGAAGAACCGCTCCCGACCGGTTCAAACCAGTCTGTAGTTTGCGTTGTTGGTTCATTGCTACTTCCTGCTCTTCTGGTGACAGTTGGCCCATGTCCACCATCAATTGTCGTGGCTGTGGTTCTGCCCCGTGCATCATCCCTGTCTCTGCGCTTGGAATCGTTCCCGTTACTCCGCATCTGGGCTGTGCTCTTGGATCAATACTTAGGTTAATACGATCGCTCATGTTTTGCTGCGTTGCAGCAAGACCAGTATTGTATTGGTCATACAAAGGAACATCGTTAGCCTCATTATCCAAAGGCTGACCAAAACTATCAATAGTCAACATACGATCTTTTAACGTATCGTTCGTTCCCATGAATTCATTGAGGAAACTCATTACACTATGCCCTGGTTTAAGTCAACTATAATTCTATTATGGCTTATTCAAAGAACTATGACCGCAGTTTAGATGCGGGATCTTCTGGTGGAGAGGTTAATGACCTTAATCCACAAAGGGCTTATGACGTAGATATTCGTCGATTAGATGAGGACGAGAGAGAGATCGCGAAGGCTGCGGACACTCGCAACGTAGGGAAGCAAAATCGTGTTGAAAAGTTTCTGCGAGCAAAGCGATCTGCAGGTAAGTTTTCTCAGAAGAGAAAATTCGACGGTCCATGGACGAACAGAGAAGGACAAGTCCCTGCTTTTACCGAAGGTGATCAGTTTGGCAGGGCCGGTTCAACGAATTATGCAGATAAACCACAAGCGTCAACCAGTAGCTTTTTCTAAGCCTTAGCTAATATTACTTCCAGCGGTTGGTTTTGATATTTTCCTTTACGTTCTAAGTAACTGACTTCGCAAGGCTCCCCTTGGTAAAACAAGAGCTGACAAATTCCTTCATTGGCATAAATTCTGTTGAACAGAGGAGTGCAGTTACTGATTTCTAGAGTCAAATGACCCTCCCAACCAGCCTCTGCAGGAGTAATGTTAGCCATAATGCCAGCCCTGGCATAAGTACTTTTGCCTACAGCCACCACCGTAATGTCCCTGGGTAGAGCCAGGCGTTCAATAGCAACGCCAAGGCAGTAACCGTAAGGAGGCAAGATAAAATACTTTCCGCGCTCGTCTTCATGAAGGGCAGTCTCCTTTAAAATCTCAGGATCGAAGTTCTTAGCATCGCACATTCCGTGCTGAACGCCACCAAATAAAAGGCACTGACTAGGAGATAACCGGATATCGTAACCATAGGAACTAAGTCCGTAACTAAGTACAGGTACGTTTTTTTCTTTGGTTACAAGACGATCCTGGAAGGGTTCAATCATCCCCTTCTTTGCAAATTTACGGATCTCTTTATCGCTTAGAACGCTCATCTGACTATGTATGTTCAGATAATCTACACCAGCACCCTGCCTTTTTCAGAGTAAATATCTACAAAATTTTCAGTTGCTTCAGCAATATTGTCTGGTGGACCTAGGTAGACAATCATGGAAACCCCAGTAGATTTTGGTTCCACTTTGTCATCAGCGTAATAGTGACGCAATAAAGAAGGTCTTTGCTTCATGATGCACACTGGATGATCAAAGATGTCCTGGCTGTACATCACCATATCCACATAATTGGTAAGGTAAATAGCTTGCTCTACTTCACGAGCCAACCATTTACGTTTTAACGTTCTCCACCAGAGAGAATGCCCTGATGTAAGAGTGGGAGACAAACCTCTTGTAGGTTTCCAACGAGCATTCTTTTTATCCCAAAAATAAGACTGGTGTGGGGGAAATAGGTAGACCTTTCCAAACCATTTTTGATCATTGAGACCATCATCGACTGGGTTGTAATAATTTTTTGCCCCAACATACGGGTTAGCAAATGCTGAGCTGGCAGGATCAAGATCAATTTCACCCATAAGCATATGGGCAGAGTCAACTAAATCACGATTTGAAATCCATTCAAAGTCTTCAGACTTTAAGTTGCCTCTCCTTAATCCCATTATTTTGCATCCTTTTCGTAATCAACTACAAAGTAACGCATTCCCTGGCTGTCATTAAGGATGTAAGCTGCTGCTGCAGTGGGATCAATCTTAGCTGCTGACTCAAGAATTGTATTAAATGTTTCTGCCATTTTCTTTTCACCTTTACGTTCCGACTCTTCCTTGGCAGCATGAAGTTCTTCCAGTGTCAGCCAGAACATTGAACGTTCGTCCTCTGGTTGCATCACCAATGCACCAGGGCCTTCTGTTTTCCAAAACTCAAAGAAGT